AACAACTTATAAACCGTTTGTGGTCTACCTCTTACAACAATCTCCTCACGATTAACTAAATTCCAAGGCGACATTCTGTTTGCAACTTTATCACCTGCAATCAGTTTAATTCTATTCATTAAATAAGGTAAGTCAAAAAACTTGGTGTTCCAGCCTGTGACAATATCTGGATGATTTTTAATCCAGAATTTCATAAACTCAAACATCAATTGTTTTTCATTTTTACAATAAACATAGGTAACATCTGGTCTATCTGTCTTGTATTGACCAACACCCCAAGTTATGATTTGTTTATTAGATTGATTTTTTACCGTGATAGCCAACAACTCTTCAATAGGATTTTCTACATCTGGAAAACCATTTTCACAACTAGTTTCAATATCAAGTGTGAATATTTTAATATGTTCTTTTGAAAATTCTATTGCTTCAGGATAATTTTGACCAATGTACTGATAATGGTATCTTTCAAGGCCATATAGTGGCGATTGTGCGCCATAGTCTTTTTTAAATTGACGTGCATTTCTAATATCATTAAACTTTATAGGTTTAAGATATTGACCTTGTAAGGTTTTAAATTCTGTTTTTTCTGTTTGCGATAAGGCGTAGAGGGTTGGACCAAAATCAATTTTTTCTTTGTAATCTTTCCCATTCATCACACCACGAATAAGAAGTTTACCTTTGTGTTCTATTACATTTTTATAAAAGTTCATTATCTCTCAATCTCACTTCAAGTCCATTATGTTTTTCTTTCAATTCTATCTGACAAGATAATCTACTTGTCATTCTATCATAGTCTTTTTCATACTCTAATAGTTCAGTTTCAAGACTATTATACTCTGCTGGTTCAACTTTGTCAAGGCTCTTTACGTGTATGTGACAAGTACCACAAGCCTGATTACCACCACAGGTAGCAGGTACTTCAGGTATGTTTGCCATCACGGCAGCGTCCATCAAAGTAAAGCCCGGTTCTACATCAACTTTAATCCGTTCTTTACCATTTCTGATAAAGTAAACGGTTATCATTATAGTTTAGGCAGATTAGTTTCTGTTATTAGACCAGGTTTTGAAGTAATAATCTCACTAATATTATGTTCGTAAGATTTTAAAATATCTGGTTTAGGCGTTGCAATTGTAATTACTTTGCTACAATCTATTGTCAGAGTTCTATCATCTGTATATGGCATCCACGGAGTTAAAACCAATTGTACTGGTTTTCCTGGCTGTGATTGCATTGGTATGATAGTAAAAGGTTTCTTAATAGAAACAACTTCTCCTTCTTCAACTTCACCTATAATATCTTCACCTGTTTGTAGTCTCATTATTTTTATATTTTTCATTCTGTAATCCTATCACAAAGACTTAAATTAGTCAATGCTGTATTTGGTTGTTATCACGTATTTTCTTTGGGGATTGACCATAACGTTTAATCTCTTCATAAATGCACGGTCTAATAAGATAGGAGTTCTATCTTCTCTATCATCAATAGTAAATTCAACATCTGAATAGAAACCACCAGCAAAAGCTACATCTAGTTTTACTACATATCTGGTTTCATCATAGTCTCTTAAACCACCAACTTTGATTTCTTCTTTACGAATAATATCACTTGTAATAGTTTTACCTAATAAAGACCAAGTTATTTTATTACCATTAATCTTGTATTTGTCCGAGTGTATAACTGGCATTCCAGAATTACCCGTATCAAATTTTGAAATTAATTCACCAAACGGTTTTATGGTCAAAATCTCCTTGAAACCACATTCCGTTGGCACAGAATATCTATTCTCCTCATTTGCAAAATGTTTAATTACTTCTTTTGCAATATTCATTTTAGTTGCGTCTTCAATACCCTCTGTACCAGGCGAAGAGTTTACTTCTAAAAAATATGGTGGTTTGTTTACTCTATCTTTACTTGGTATAAAGTCAACAGCAGTCCAATATCCACCAACTGCCTTTGAGGCTAATAAGCATTGTTCTATTTCTAATTCTGTTAGTTTAATATTTTGTGGTTTAGAACCTTGCGATACATTTGACCTAAAATCTCCTTCAATTACAGGTCGTTTCATAGCCGCTAAAAATTTACCACCTAATATATGTACTCTGACATCATATTCTGTTTTAATATATTCTTGTATTAATAAATCTGCGTCTTCATCTTGTTTGTGGATAAGTTGTACAATAGAATCTAAACCTTTTGGACTATCTACAAATAAAACACCAACACCTTTTGACCCTCTTAAAGTTTTCATAATTAAAGGAAACTTAATACCTGATTCATCAACTATCTCATTTGATTTTTCGGGGTCATTAATTAGTTTTGTTTGAGGTTGTGTTAGACCATAATCTGCAAGTCTTAATGAAGTTCTATATTTGTCAGCACACATATTAATTGTAGTTCTAGGATTTACCAACGTTGCATTGGCTCTCTCTAATATAGATACAAAGTCTAACCAACTATCTTTACGTGTAATAGAACCACGAACAATAGCAACGGTCATTGCGCCTACTTCAAAACCTTTTTTATCATCTTGATTATGAAATTTACGGATGCCGTCTTCGTAAGTGGTATAACCACCTGTAAGTTTGAATAGATAATACGGATAGTTTAACTTCTTACATTCTTCTTGAAGTCTATCGGCAGTATGAAATTCTTTTGCATTATCTGGCTCATCTGTAATAATGAGCAGACGCAAAAAGTCCTTTTTAGCCTCTGTTATGTAATCTTTAAACTTGCTTACCTGCATTGCCTTCATCTGTACTCGCTTCGTTAGGTTTCTTACCTATATTATATTTAGCGTTCAAAGTCCATTCGTTCTTTTCTTTATATGGCAAGACTTTGATTTGAGATAAAGGTGCTTTGTCTTCTACTTTAGATTTGTCAACAATATCTATTAAGTTCCAGTCTTGTAATAATAAAGCTATAGTATTTCTTCTTTGAATATCGTTGTTAACAAGTGTTGATGATTTACCGTCTAAAGCAAATAATTCTTTAAAATGTGTTATAAAGTATTTACCTTGTTTATGTAAAATATGGCAAGATTGAAATAATGTTTTATCTTTTCTACTTGCGACACCGATTCTTGTTAGGGTTTCTCTGACTTTTAAGAAGTCATCTGGTTGTTTGATGGTGACCTCAAGCATTTGCTCTGGCGACCAGTTAATATTTTCACTCATTTGTTCTTTCTCCCACCTTTAGTAAGGCTCATTTTTAATTCTTCAATCTGGCCATCTGAAAGTAGGTTAAGAATTTCTTTTGCTTTGTTATTACTATATCCATAATACTCTTTAACAACGTCTAAATTCTTTAGTTTGGATTGTGATAACCACTTCCCACCAAATCGCTTCTTTTTTCTAATACTATTTATTAAATAGTGAAATTGCATACGCTTTGGTAGAAAATGCAAGCCGTTCATTTCGTTGCTATGCATTATTGTATCGTAAAACATAGACAGGCAACGATTGATTACAAACGGTGGAAATTTCTTTTCCCACGTTTTATCGTCACTATCTAGGAGTGGTTCTTTTGTTTCGTTAATCGCTTTTAGATAATCTTTTAGTTCGTACATTCGCTCTGCCCATATAATAATCACCTGGCTCATAGTTCCACTTTTTACCGTGGTGACCTCTTACATCTGCATAAGCCATTCTTATCTTTACAATTAATTTTCTTAATGCTAATACCATTTACTTAAACTTACAATTTGCCATTATTTCTGTCAAACAAGCGACCATATTAATCTCTTGGTCAGCAACAAAGGCTGATTTATATTGATACCCAGCAATAACTAATACTGCTTGAGGTACAGAATTACCCTCTAAATTCGTGTACAATAGATTATATATTGTTGAAAATAAAGAAGATGGTTCTTTATCAAGATTATTTATTACCCATTTTCGCATATCGTTAAATCTTTTTTCTTTTAATATCTTAACCAACTCTTTTGTGTTGGCTTCAGATAGACTAAACAATATACCACTATCAATCTTACCATTTACTGAATATCTTTGAAGCTCATTGATAGTACGTCTAAAGTCTGGATAATGCTTTTGAATTAACTCAGCAAGAACCTTTTGGTCGTACTGAACCTCTTCCTGGTCAAGTATTTTACCTAGTCGTTTAAGTAGCGCCTGTGCTGTCTTTACTTTTTGACCATTCTTGATTGCAAAATCAATAACGGTACAACGACTATGTAATGCTGGTAAAATTTTACTCTTATAGTTGCAAGTAAATATGAATCTACAATTACTATGAAAGGTCTCAATGAAGTTTCTTAAAGCAGGTTGAACACTATCAGCGTTCATATAATCTGCCTCATCTACAATCACGACTTTATGACCAGCTGATTCTGTCAATGAAACGGTAGACGCAAAGTTTTTAATCTTGTTTCTTAACGTATCAATTTGACGGCCTTCATCTGAACCATTGATAATAATGTAGTCAACACCTAACTCTTCACATAAAGCACGTGCTACGGTAGTTTTACCAGTACCAGCTGTGCCAGATAATAGTAAGTTAGGTATTTCTTTTTGTTTTAAAAACTCTGAAAATGTCTTTTTAGTATCTTCAGGTAAAATACAATCACGTATTTTTTTAGGACGGTATTTTTCAACCCACAAAAAATCACTCATATGCCCTACCTCTAAAATTCAGAGTCAGGTTCAATAGCAATCCAATACTGAATTGGTTTGCCTTTAGCTATAAAGTGAGATATTTTCTGTTGTGAAATTGCAACATCATAATCATCTGGTAACATCTTCATATTTTCTGTCTTAAAATAAGCAGTAAATGTTTTATCTGTATCACCTAATGATATTGAATAGTCGTTTGATGGTGTCTTTTTATCAACAGCAACAATACTCATAGTCTTACCATCACCTTTTACTGCAATGTCTGGTAGATTTAAAGTATTTACACCTCTCATAAGTTTAGCAAGGTTATCTTTAGTCAATGTAAAGGTAACATACTTATCAGGCATATTGATTGTTTTTGTTGGTGCAACAACAACCGACTTATCTGCAAAGAAATATTTGATTGATTGTCTTCCGTTTGCGTCTTTGATTGTCATATTCTGACTACCATTAAATTTAAGTTCAGACTTATCAAATAAGTCATATGCTCTTAAAAATTCTGGTAAATCATAGATAGCAAACTCACTTTCAAACTTCTCTTTAATTTCAGCCTCTGCTAAAATGTTTTTTAACGTAGAGATAGTTTGAATCTTACTGCCAGGTTTAACAAGAATATTCTGATTGATGTCAGAAAAATTTTTGAGAATGGCAATTGTATCACTTGTTAGGTTCATTATATAGTTCTCCTCATAATTTAATTGGAGCGGCTAGTAGGTAACGCTCCTACGTCTGCGAGTTGGTAACCCGCCGTAATACTTTTATACGATAGCCGCATTATTTAATATATCAAATTGCATATGAATTGGCAATGCTCCTTTGATTATATAAGGACAAGTTCATTTTGTTTATGTACCTTGCCTATAACTGGTAAGGTTCCGTATATTTCCACATTTGTGTTCATAATAGGTAGTACAACCTCGCCGTTAATTTGTCTTTTAAAGTAAGAGTTACCAATATTAATTACTTCTTGATTGTAATTTGTATTGTGATTTTTAACTCTTTCCTCATATTGTTCTTCTAATTTTTGAATTGTATTCATAGTATCTAAAGTAGATGTATGTAATACAAGTCTAATAGTTTTACCTGCAAAATTCGTATTGTTTGCTATAGCACAAATTCTTGATAAGTTTTTACTCCAAGATGATGTAGCACCTATAACATACAAATAATCGTTTAGATGTTTTTCACCCTCTTTAGTTTGTACATAACAAGATTCTTTAGCAGACAAACCACTATTAGGATATTGGTCTTTTGCTTTCTTATAACCTTGTTCTATCATCCAATCGTGTACTCTTTCAGGAGTCCAAGAATTAATATAAGGTCTTGAAGCATTATTATTTAAAAGTGATTGAGCTATAATGTTTTTAGTATTGTCTGTAAAATGACTACCCTCGGTAACTTCATTTACCCAAGCATTAATCTCATCTAAATTTTTACCTAAATCTAAATCATTAATTAGTTCTTGACCTACTAAAATTACATCACCAGTTGAAGCAACACCTGTTGGGTCATCAATTAAATTAAACTTTAAATTATTTGTTGCTAAAGTTTTGTTATCTTTTACTGAATAAACGGCTACAATAGCATTTTTAAAATCGCAAGTTTTCTTTAAAATTTCTACCCTAGTTCTACCTGTTAAAAATCTAATTGAACCATCTGGATATTCAACGATTGCTATAGGGTTGTATTTTAATTTAAAACCGTTTTCTAAAATAGAGTTTCTAATACCAACATATTTTTTATTAGTTGTAGCTCTACCTTTTTGTTTACCATATTTGTTTTTTATATTATTATGTAATGTATCTATATCTCTTAATTCAAATCTTTGAAAGAATAATCCTTTATCTTCTCTATCATATAATTCAGGATAGGCTTCTTTAACAATAAGTCTATCGTGTGTTTTTAAATTCTCATCTGTAAATCTATCGGTATTATTGACGTTTACAATAATTGAATTGTCGTTATTAATAATTTTTGGTTGTGATTGAATATCAAAAGCTGTGTCTAGCCTTTGATTAGTTTGTGGCATATTTAATGTCATAATTACTTTCTGCGACCTTTGTCGCTTTACAATTTGTTTATACAAACAACAAAATTTTTTGTTTTAGTTTATATAATCCTATTTATACACTAAAGGCGTCCCATTGTCAATGCTGGAACGCCTCTAGTTTTAATCATTATTTAATGTTAATTGTTCTAGCCTTTTTATGGTCTGGAATAATCTTCTCTAAAGATACTCTTAAAAGTCCATCTTTTAATTCAGCACCTTTAACTTCAACGTCATCAGCGATTGTAAATGATTTAGTGAAGTTTCTTTTAGCAATGCCTTTGTGTAATACACCGTCATTGTCTTCTACTTCTTTTTCATCTTTATCTTTTACAGATTTAATTACAAGAACATTGTCCTCATAGTTTACTGATATATCTTTTTTACCATAACCTGCTAATGCCACCTCAATATTATATGTTAAAGAACCTGTCTTTACAATATTGTATGGTGGATAGTTGTTAGCCGTCATATGTGGTAGATGATTTGATATTGTATCAAAATGGTCAAACATTTCGTCAAACCCCACGGTAAACGGTTTTAGTCCAGTAAAAATTGAATGAATTGCTTTGTGATTGGTCATTAGAACCTCCTTATTTTAAGCAAAGTTAATATTTGATACCTCTTATGAGCGTATCATTATTATTTATATAGTCATTATATTTCATATTTCAAGTGGTAGTTTCGGTTTAGGGTCTTAAACTACCAAAGAGAGCCGCAGCTTTAGTTTGTTTTTTTACAGGTGGTGCGAAACTAAGCGCAAATGCTGAAACAATCCACCATTGAGTTTCACTCTCGCTCTACTCAACAACTTTCAGGCAGAGGTAGGTCTCACCCTCTTTATACTAACTTATCTTACTAAGCCTATCACCGTAGTGCTACGAAGACCAATGAGCCCAAAACTCAAAATTCTGTGGTGGTTTTGTTCAATTAGCAGACCACCAACTGCTCTGCTTTGTTTTGTATTCTATACACGGTCAAGCGTAACCCTCCACGCCAGCAGGACTTACGAGTTGCCCGCTCATCTATATTTATCATCATCTAGGCACAGGCGGGGAAATTAGTAACCTCTTGTTTGTTCAAGTTTCTTCATCTTTTTCTTGAAGTTCTTGATACCCTCTTTTTTCTTCTCACGCTTGATTTCACTAGGCTTTTGATAGTATTGTTTAGCTCTTAACTCTTTTACAATACCCTCTTTTTGTACTTTTTTCTTAAGCACTCTCATAGCTTTTTCAAGGTTTCCTTTTCTTACTTCTACAACTATTGACAAATTAATTACCTTCCTTCCTTGTCGTTGTTATTAGAATCAATACAATTAAGTATTAAATATAAAACACCAATACTAATTGGTATGGTTATAAACAAAAATAATATAGCAGTCTCAATATCAAACATAAATTCTTTCTGTGTAAAAACGGTGACGAGGCCACTACACCTCGCCACCAAGGACTTACACTATGATAATTTAGATAACGTCAGCGTCATCCGAGGATTCATCTTCCTCATCCGTTTGAGAGTTAACTTCAGCTTTTCTCTGGTCTTCAGCGATTTGCTCGGCAGAAGCACCAGCGTCCACTTTAGTGTATAACTCCATAAACGAATTCTTTGTATCATCATCAAATCTATTCGTACAAACTTCAATAGCTTTTACTTTTTGATTAAAGATTGTATAGGCTTGAATAATGTGGACTAATCTTCTCGTTGAGATAATCTCATCAACACCACCGTCAAAGTAGGTTTTTCTGATTACATCAGCCCAAGTTACCAACTTCTTACAAAAGTCAGCGTCTTTTTTACCAGACTTGGCAAGAGTACCAACTAGGATTTTTTCTTCAATCTTAGCAGTAGGATACTTTTGCTCAAAGGTAATTGGAAATCTTTCCAAGAACGCTTCGTTAAGTACGTTAGTACCTATAAATTTACCGTCATCACTACCTTGACCTTTTGTATTGGCAGTAGCAACAACATTGAAGCCATTAGCAGGTTTTACAAACTTGTTAATCTTCTTAACATAAACACCTGAGCCTTCAAGTATCGGTTGTAAACACATAATCTTGTTAGAGGCAAGGTCAATCTCATCAAGAAGCAACAATGCACCTCTCTCCATCGCCTCAATAACAGGACCATTTTGCCAAACGGTCTGACCATCTTTAAGTCTGTAACCACCTAAAAGGTCATCTTCATCTGTTTCAATTGTAATGTTAACCCTAATCAGTTCTTTTCTTGCTTCGGCACACGCTTGGGTCACACCCATAGTTTTACCGTTACCAGATAAACCTGTAATGAATACAGGATAAAACATATTAGATTTTACAATTGATTTTAAATCGGGATAATTACCGAATGATACGAACACAGGATCCTTTTTAGGAACAATGTCGCCAACTAATGAAGATACCACATAAGCAGCTTCAGAGTTAGTTGTAGTTTCAACAGGTAAAACTTTTTCAGTTTCGCCTTTAGTTTTAACTACTTCGTTTTCAGTAGGTAATTTAAAGAGTGATTTACCAACTTTGAAATCACTATTTTTTATCAACCATTGTGGCGCATACTTGCAACCAAAATGTTTGTTGGCGCTCTTTAATTGAGTCACCGTCAATTCGTTTGTACCAAACTTTTTAACAGCATAGTCAACGAATTCTTGTTGTTTAGCATTTAACATAGTGTATTGTCCTTTCGCTTTCATTATTAATTATACGTATATCCTATCATACTGATTCGCTTTTGGCAACCCATAAAATTTATGAGACCAGGTAAGGGTTGTGGAACCCATTAAGCAACCTCCTGTATGAATTTGTTTAAAACTACTCTTGAAGTGATTCGGTTCTTCATAGAACCAGCAAACAATCTTTTTAATTCACTAGTAGTTCCTTTCTTAACGGTAGCATCCTGCATATTAAAGTTCTCAACATTCATAGATTTACCATTGATTAAGAAATATTTGTTATATCCAAACTTGTCAACAACAACTGCTTTTTCTTTAGTCATTTGCTTTCTCATAGCTAGATATTTTTTGTCTCTATCAAAATAGTTTTTAGCGTCAACATATCTTTCTAGGTCCCATCTTCTGATTCTTTTTAGAATATAAAAACCAATAGTGTTTACATCATAAGTATGTTTAATATGTTCTAATAACATACCAGTAAGGTTTTCATCTGAATCTTTTTTGACTAATTTTTTCTTACCGATAGTATATACTTTTTCAGTAGACCAATCATAATCTCTATTGTCACCAAAAACTTTACCTCTCATACCATTGGCACCACCATCTGTTAGAGTAATAAAAGTCATCTTCTCAATACCATATTTTTTCTTAAACATTGGTACCAATTCATTACAATAAACTAAAGCTTCGTTTAATGGTGTATTACCTAGATTGAATTCACTTGGTATACCATAACCAGAAGGCTTATTGTAATCGTGGTCTTTATAACTATATCTACCATAATTAGACTTGTAATAATCTCCCATATGATACATATACATCATAGATAAATCTAATTGTCTTTTAGTCATTTTGTGGCTGGCAACATTAACTAAATTAAAGTTTTCAAAATACCAATCACCATCTTTATATGTAAATGACTTATCATAACCAGTAGTATCAGACATATATTTTCTTTCACTAGTAAAGAAGTAAACCTCAAAAGGTATATTAACTCTTCTAACAAACTCTACCAAGTTAATTAATTGTTGTATGGTTTCACTCAATACATCTGACATAGAACCTGACCAATCAAGCAACATCATCATACCGTGGTTTTTACCATCAGGAACAATAGTCAATCTTTTGAATATGTCATCACTATGTTTGTATTTTGGCAATTTTAATGGGTCAATAATACCAGTTTTATCTGTACTTGCTCTCTTATAAGCAGTAGCGGCTTTTTTCATTTCAAATTCTTTTACAAGATATGATACCGTCTTTTTATTATCTTTGATAAACTTTTTGTAATCATTTAATAACCACTTATCATATGAAGATACATTAGTATAAGTTCTTGCTTTGACTCTTTCTTTTTCAAAAGCCTTTAAGAAATCTTGGTAAGAAGTCAAACCATCTTTAAAGTTTGCTTTTGGAATATTACCATAAGTATAACCTTTAATGTCTCTGTTTAATAATTCTGTATGTTTATTATCAAAAGCTTCCTGTGTAACCGCTTTAAGTAATTTACCATTATCAAAATCACCACCAGCACCAGGTCCATAATGAGAAGACTCTTCTTTATTTTTATCTTTCTCATCTGATTTTTTACCCTCTTCAAGGTCGCCATCTTGGTTAGCAGACTTTTCACTATCTGCTTTTTCATCACCAAAGTTATTGAAATCATTTTTTTCATCAGCGTCATCACTTGACTCATCTGCTTCTTGATAAGCATTTGATTCTTCTTCATCATCAAAATCATCTTCATCATTACCAAGGTCATAATTTTTAGCAATAACGTGCTTGTCAAAATCTGGTAACTTCTTCATTTGTTCAACTTGTTTTTTCTGCCAATCAATTAACTCTTTGGCCAAAGCAACGGTATCAGCAAACGTTTTGATAGCGTCAACTTTAGCCAACCATTTTTTATCATCAGGAGCAAATATGAATGGTAATCTATTTAATGATTTACTTCTCATATTAATTTTGTCAATTAACATAAGGTCTTTATTAATATCTTTACCTAGTAAACCAAAGAAATTCTTTTTATCTAATAAATCAAAACCGTTTTGATAGTTTCTAACAACACCAGGATATTTGTTTTGAATTAACTTGTCAATTCTAGTATCTTCAAGGACATTAACATATGCTCTTAATTCTTGGTCATCACATATTGAAGACCATTCTTCATATGGTGTCCATAAAGCGTGAGCACATTCGTGAGCAATTAACATATCATACACATCACCTTTTTGTTCTTTAAAAATAGGTAATGTTAGTACACGATTCTTTACATCAAAAGAAGCTGTCTTAACTTTGTTGTGTTGGATTATTATATTCTCTGTAGCAATTAGTTTTGCTAGAGTGCCTTTTACATCAAGATTTATCATAGTGTCGTCCTTTTTCATTATATAATTACCTTTGTAAAGTTAACAAAGCCAGTATAAGGAAATATATTTAAATTATAAACCTTATGTGGATTGTCAGTAGTATCAAAACTAAATGACCAATCATCATTTTTTAAATTAGAGTATGAAATTTTATCTCTATCTAATCTATTTTTTATTCTGTCTAAATTGAAAACTTTATTTGCAAGAGACATAGCACAAGTTTTTTTGGCATATGTCATTGTGTATGTAGTGTTGTCCTTTTTCATTATGTATATATCCTACAGGAGAAAATCGCAAATGTCAAGCGTTTATTTTCCTACGGTCCATAACGATTACCGACTATACTATGTTCTGGTATTGTTCTATTTTGTGTGATTCTTGCTACCGATTGTCGCCGGAACCTGATAGTTTCCCACGATTCGCTCTGTCTAGTAGTTTATCTAAATTAAGGTTAGCAATGTCGGAAAGCTTAAAACCAATATCATCAGCCAATATACTGATATACCAAAGGCAATCGCCAAGTTCTTTGGCGAGCTCTCCTCTATAATCTTTATTATTTTCATATCCGTCTCTTAATAGTTTTTTGACCTTGTTAGCTACTTCTCCTGCTTCACCGGTCAATCCTAATGTCGGATATACTATGGCCTGTTCTCTCGGATATATTGCCGTTGTCTTTGCAACCCTTTGGTACATATCTAGGTCGCTTACTCTTTTGTATTTATGATTCTCATTTGTTCTAGTACCAAATTCTTTTTCCAATTGTCCTTCTCCTTGTTCTTCAAGATACAAATTTGTCATATGTTATCTTCCTACCTGTGTTAAATATTTTGATTTACATTCTTGCCAAGACATATAGATAATATCATCATAGAAATGTGTCTCTTTAGATACTCTATCTTGTTTCTTTAAACTAGCCAATCTCTTCTTGGCGTACTTGTTCTTCCATAAATCAGTTAATGCTTCTACTGAATTGTCAAATTTTCTTACTAATTTGTCTTCTTTTATTTCTTCTCTTAAAAATTCTCTAGTATTTTCGTATAATTCACCAAAGTATATACCTCTAGCGTGTTCAGACTTTATAAGTTTCTTATCTATACCTAGTTTATTATATGTAAATGTATGACTTCTATTTCTATGGTCTCTTTTATGTGGTTGACCTGTGTCTTTCTTTGCAACATACCATTCAAAGTATTTGTAAGTGTGTTGTTTCTTTAACCAGTTTTGTATCATCATTCTAGTTGGTTTTAATGGTTCATATGAAACTGAACCAGCAGTCCAACCCATTTTCTTCCAGTTTTTAAGTCTATCGTATTGTGATAATGGTATTGTTTTTGTTTTACCATATAGACTTGTTGTGGTTACACCTACTAGTTTATCTTTATATTGATATTCCCAGGTCTTTTCTACCGTATCTGATAGACATAGTAAAGCTAGTAGTTTCCCACCAACCAGGTTGTATCCAAGCGGCTGTATTGGTACAATTGTACTTCCGATACACGTATGATTAATCATTCTTTGCGTCTTGGCCTCACGTTCCCAGCCAATGTAATTGTCTCTAGGTGTAAGGTCTAGGAAATCACTAGACATACAGGTAACACCAAGTAATTTCTTTGTCTTCTTGTCTCTAATTAAAAAATTTAAATTTCTACCAATATTACTATTGTTTTTCATAGTAGATAAAAACGTTCTCATACCATTCCAGATTGCTGGCATATTGGCACCAGTAATAGATTTTACACCATCACCATCTGTCCATAATAATTCAGGTTCTAAATTTAAGTATTCTTCGGGGTCTTCAGGCAACCAGAAATTGTTTTTAATCTCTTGTAGTAAAGCGCCTTGTTGTGGATTTTTAAGTGTTGGTTTATCATCAAAGAAACTATTTGTTTCTGCTGTAGGATATTTGTCGTGTACTTCACACCATTTTTGATATAAAGTATATTCTTTTACATCCATTTGAGATACATAAGATAAATCTTTAATGATTGTTTCTTTTAATGTATCTGTATCTATATCTGGTATTTTGTCTAATGGATTGTGTTCTTGCCAACTTTCCCATTGGTCGTCAATAGACATACCTTTCTTCCACGAATAAGCCATAATATATACATCCTATACTAAAATATTATAATTGTCAAGCGTTAGAGGACTTTTGTGCTTTTTCTAATTCTGCAAGTTGTAAGTCTCTTTTATACATCTTTTCTGCCTTTTTCTTGGCCATATCAAATTTTAATTTAGATACCTTTTCAACAAAGGTTACCCCCATACAATGGTCAAATTCGTGTTGATAGATTCGTGAGAATAGATTGTTAAATTCTTTCTTAACTACTTTACCATCATCATCTTCAAATTCTACCTCTACTGACCAAGGTCTTTCTATTTTTAGGAATAGATAAGGAAAAGTTAAACAGCCCTCTTGCATTAAGACCGTTCTATCAGACGTGTTTATTATTTTAGGATTCCAAACAGAATACTTTTCACCATTGTTTAATGATAAATGGTTACCCATTACAAACATTCTAAAAGGAAGACCTGCTTGATTACAGGTTAGACCTATACCACCATATTTTTTCATACACATAAACATTGCTTTTGAAACCTCTGCTCTATTTTCAAAGCCGTGTTCTTTTAACATTGCGTCATTAAACGGTGCAATGGCCGTGTTAACTCTTATATCGTTAGCTGGTATTAGTCCTAGTTGTTTTATTTCCTTTTCTGCCATTATATTGTCCCTAGTTGTGTAAAGTTTTGATGTTTTTCAAACTTTATTATGTTAGTAAATTTATCAAATAGTATATCACCTTTATGAGATATAATAAAGATATTTTCTTTTTCTAAAGTCTTAATAATTTTAAAGAAGTCATCTGTACCTTGGCCGTCTAGTGACGAATCAAATATCTCATCTAGTATTAGTAGATTGGTATTTGTACTATTCTTCATTCTTGCAATATCTCGCCAAGTAAATAGTAAAGCAAGGTCTATTCTCATTTTCTCACCCTCACTAAAGTTATTGTAGTTAAAGGTATCTCTAAATCTTGACTTAACGGTTTCGTTAAACTCTTCATCTAGGTTGAACGAGATATAAAAGTCCATTGCCTGTAAATATTTATTAATAAGACTATTCATAATAGGCACATACTTTCTAATGATAGTTGCTTTAGCGCCTTTGTCATTAAGTATTTCTCTTAATACATCTACATAACCTTTTTCTTCTTGTACTTTATCTAAATTAACTTCAGCTTCTTTTAGGTCAATACTCATTTTCTCTAATTCAAGTTCAATAGATTCTATATCTGTATCTCTTTCACCTAATCTATTAATATCATCTTGTATTTGGTCACTATGGTTTTTCAAACTCTCTAATGATGAGGTGATTTTTGCTATCTCCACATTCATATCTGATATTTTGTTTGAGACCTTGGAGAAAGTAGATACTTTTTGTTCTTGTTTTGAGATTTCTTCTACGAGCTGGACTAGACCACTTTCTAGTTTTGTGATTGTACCTTTTTCGTGTTCGCATTTCTTTTCCTTAAACTGGTCATCTATCTTTTGTGTACACACAGGACAATTATCATTTTCTTCAAAAAATGTTAAAGACTTCTTATGTGTGTCTAGGTTTTGTTCTATCTTTGTTTCTAGTTTTTCTAACTCTTTTAATTTCTTTTCGGTTTCTGGTTGACCACTTAACTCATTTTGACTTACGGCTATAGCTTCGTTCAAGCTCTGTAGCTTTTGAGCATATTTTAGCCTATTATCTTCGTTTTCCTGTAATTTATTTTGTTGTACCTTTTGGTTGTCGCTACCTTTGGCCTCCAGCGTCTTTAAGTATTTTGCTTCAGTTTCGTACTTGGTCTTTATTAACTCACATTGGTGCCTCACCTCCGTTAACTTTTTTTGAAGGTCGCTCTGTTGTGAACGCAATATTAAGTCCATAAGACCAAAAACTCTAATATCAAGTATCTCTTCAACAACTTCTCTTCTATATCTTGGTTTCATCTTCATAAACGGCTCGTATGATGATGACCCTAATAATACTACTTGAATAAATGACCTGTAATTTAGTTTCATTATATTTTGTTCTAGGTATTTTTGATAATCAATATTGTTGGCGTCTTGATTTAACTT